TATTTTGTATCGGGTGTAATTTTTACAGGTGCTTGCTCAATCCTAATAGTCTGAGCAGGAGCAGTCTCTGATGCTTTAGCAATAAGAATTTCCATATCCTTCTTACTAATAGATCCACCACTAGAACCTCCATCCTTCTTCTTACTTGAAGTCTGGACGCCAAAAGTAGCTAAAGTTCCTGTGAAGACCGAAGCTATAAAGGTCGGATCAATTTTTTGTTCCTGTTTGTAGCCAGGTATTTCAACGTAGTTCAAAGTTAAAATTCCTGCGGACCACACAAGAATACCTAGTCTGACGAAGGTGGAAAGGAGTAGCAGTTGTTCTTCTTTGTCATCTGCTGCCTCTTTGATCTTACCGAGGATACCTTTTTTCTCCTCCTCTTTCTTTGCTTCTGCCATAGTATTGTATTATTTGTGTTTCTATTTAGGTTAGTTATGGGGATCGTAATATCTGATCATCCAACCTGTTACCGCTATTAATACTACGATTACTATTAGTGTTGTCATTTAACTCTCCAAGTTAGCAACTCTTGCTTTGAGTGCTTCAATCTCTTCTTTCTGTTGCTGTACTACTTTAAGTAGAGGAGCAATTAGTCTGTCATAATGCACACCAGTTAGTTTACCATCGTTATCATAGTAACAGAAATCATCTTTAACTTCTTCTACTTCTTCAGCAATAAGTCCATACTGAGTACCATTACCATCAGGAGTATCTTCCCATGTAGTTACACCATCTTCCTCTGTTTTCTTTTTCCAATCAAATGTTACAGGGTTTAAATTAAACAACCACGAAGTATCTTCTAGTGAAGATATATTTGTTTTGTATTTTCTTAGTGAAGTAGTAGTACATAAGTTACCATCAGATTCAATTGAAACGTTTGCTAAGTTACTACCAGCAACACCTGGTACACCTGATAATCTAACTCTACCAGTAGAACCAATAGTTAGTCTATCGCCACCTCCCTCATTATCATAAACTCTAAACTGATGAGTGCTACCACCAGTAGACCCAAGTATTCTCCAAACACCAGTGCCACTACTATCCAACCAAAGGTCTGCTTCTCCACCTTTGATTTTGAATTGTTCATCAGATATACTATGACTACCCACGACAATTTCACCAGTGCTTTGAACTGTCATTCTGGGTACACCAGCAGTCATTATTTCTAAGTCGTGTGCGGTATCAGTACCAAACACCATGTCAGTGGTTGCGTCCCTGTAAATCATTTTTGCTTGGACAGCACCACCAACTCTCTGCCATGTCTGAATATCTACACTAGCTGATCCAGCATAATTACCTGATACTAAGAGTGGATTTTGACCTTGACCACCATCTCCACCAATTTGTACTTGACCTGAGTTATCTATTTTAAGTGTGACCTGAGATCCATTATGGAAAATGTAATCTTGATTATTACTTGTATCAATATTAATCTGGAAACCATTACTTACACCTGAAATTGCACCAAAGAGTGTGTCACCTGCAGTAGCAGCAGTAAGAATACTTCTAACATGTCCATTTTCTTCCATGCTGAATGTACCAGCTCCACCAACTGTAGTTCCACCACCAACTACTACATTACCATCTCCACGAACAATGAATTGTTCTTTCTTAGCACCACTTGTTCCAGTGTTAGCATAAACAGCAAGAGTATTTCTTGTTGATGTGCTTCCATGCTGTTGATATATCTCAAATCCATCATTATTATCATCACACTGTGATACAAAGAAATGACCACTAACGGAATTGTTTAAGTTTGCACCTAAAACTCCACCAGGATTTCCAAACGAAGCCTCACCGTCAGCTTTTATAAATGCATGTTCAGTCTTCGTTCCACCAATATCAGAGAACAGTTGGAAAGTTTTTGACGCTGGGTTTGTTGTTTGAGAGTAAAGATCAACTGTGGTATCAGTTAGGTCTATGCTGCCACCAACATCCACGGTTCCAGAAACCGAAAGTGTACCAAGAGTTCCAACAGAAGTTAGAGAAGAGCTGGTAACACCACTTCCAAGACCAGCAACAACACCAGTACCAGCAGTAGGTCCAATCTGAGTCAGACTCAGCATTTGACGAGCATTTCCAGAACCATCAATAATATTATATGTCTTACCGTTGACAAGTTCCATGTCCTCAGAAGACTGCCAAGCATCATTAGCGTTAGACCATGTGAATGTATGATCATTTGGAGAACCCTTCAGAATAATACCACCGCCATTAGCTGCAGTATCAGAAGGACCGATAGCACTGAATGTTGGTGTACCAGATCCTGTTACGTTGTTAGAAAGTGTCGCAACGTTACCAGTGATACTTACAATTGTTGTATTGCCAGGAACCGTAACACCAGCAGTGTTAGAGGTAATTGCCATGCCAGGAATCAATCCTAGAGTTGGTGAGATGGCAGAGATGTTTGCAGATCCATCAGTAGTAGTACATGTAAACTGTGTACTAACTACCTTTGCAAGTTCAATATTTTTATCTGCAACTTCTAATACGTTAGACTGAACTACAGTTTGAGTACCATTTACAACAAAGTCTCCTTTGACTGTCAAACTATTATTAACTGTGACATCATTGTTTAAAGTAACATCAAAGTTTTGATCTCCCTTAACCCAGTATTCAGTACCAGATCCAATAATAAGTTGTCTATCTCCAGAAGGATTAGGTGGAGTATAAGTAGCATCATTGACTGGGTTTGTGCTATCAGCAGGACCGATTAAAACATTACCAGTACCACTACAATTATATCCAGCATAATATCCGACGCAGACATTCGCATCGCCCGTAGTATTTGTTTCTAATGCATTAGATCCAAGTGCAACGTTGTTATCTCCTGAAAGATTACTGAGCATTGCAGAGCGACCGACTGCAGTGTTGTTTACACCAACACCACTAGATCTTAAAGTGTGATATCCATATGCAGTATTTCCAGCACCGCTATTTGCAGTCAATAAAGATTCATATCCAGTAGCTGTATTTTGAGAACCAGAACTGACAGAGAACAGTGCTTGTTTACCCACTGCTGTGTTAGTTGCAACAGCACTGGTTCCTCTACCAACAGTCATTGGATCAGATGATCCACCTCTAATTAAAATGTCAGAATTAACAATATCAATTCTAGCATTACATGTAAACAGATCAGTACTAGCACCACCAACTGTTAAATCTTTTTCTATAACTGTATCACCACTAATTGTAGTAGTACCTGACTGATTACCAATATCAATTACAGTTGCAGCTCCACCAAACTGAATTGATTGAGCACCAGAATTAAGTAAAGCAAAACCAGTAGATGTAGTTACTAAACTAGTTAAAATAACTGGACTGGTTTGGAATACAAGATCATCAGTACCAGTTGTACCACTAATTAAAGTACGAAGTTGAGTAGCAGTTGTAGAGGAGAATGAAGCAAGAGTATCAGATTTATATGCTACATCACCACCGACTCTAAAGTTTACGCTTACATTACTTGTAAGATTATCGGATGTAAATGTTAGATCTCTATCAATGTCAACTTTTTTACCAGATTGTATATCAAGAATAGCAGAAGCTGTAGAGGTAATCTCTAATCCATTAATAGAAGTTGCTGATGCAGCACCAAGAGTTGGTGTTGTAAATGTTGGATTGGTTAAAGTTTTGTTTGTTAAAACTTGAGTTTCATTTTCAGTAACAAATCTATTATCAACAGATCCATCCCAAGATCTCCAATATCCACCACTCTCATGCCATTGTAATCCTTGATATGCAGTAACAACTCCACCACTATCAGTGATTCTGTTTACTTGAATACCACCATCTGCACCTGTGATGGAAGTTCCTTTTCTTAATTCAATAATATTATCTTCTACCTGAAGTGTTGTAGTATTCAGAATTGTTTGTGTACCATCAACAACTAAGTCACCGCCGATAGTTACCGTGGTTCCATCATCATTAATAATACTATTTGATAACTGATTGTTACCAGAGTCCCACTTCACTAACTTATTTCCAGTTAAGTTATTGTAATTTTTTAGTTGGAAATCTGTTCCTGATAATACTAAACCACCAACAGGATCAGCATCTAAACTAGCACCTGTATCACTGTTTAAAGAATCAATTTCAATTTCAACTTGACCACTATTATTTGTAGTCTGTCTAATAGTTGTAGCACCAGCTTGCTTGAATATAAAATCTCCTGCCTGTGGTGCGATAGGACTTCCGTTGTTGTCACTACCAACTTTAGTAACAGTATTAGTATCTACACTATCAATACTAATAGTATTTCCTGATTGACTTACAGTTACATTACCTCCAGATCCACCTGTAATAGTAATGTCAGATTGTGATGTTCCTCCAGAAGATGGAACGTAAGATCCCGTAGACCCACCTCTAATTCTAGTGACAGTATCAGTTGATGTATAAGTAATTGTAGGATCTCCACTGCCATCAACACCAGCAGCAACTGTAGTTCCTGTGCCATCTAAGAATGTAAATCTTCCTGTTGTCGTATCTGCAGGACCGTATGTACCACCAGATCCTGCACGAATTTTAGTTTTAGTATCAGTATCAAGAGCATTAATATTGATAGTGCTACCAGTCATAGAAACTGTAGCAGCACCAGTTGATGTGAAGTTGAGAGCTCCAGAAGTTGCAGTTCCGCCAGGAGCACTTAGTGTGGTAATAGTATCGCTATCATTAACATGTCCACTGACTGTAAGAACATCTCCAGATCTATCTAAGAATAAAGTTAATGCATTTGATCCAGATGGAACAGATGCAGGAGGTCCCACAGCTAAAGTAACATCATCATCAACACCTGCACCAGCGTTACCACCAGATGTCAATCTAATAATTTTTTGTGTAGCACTAGCACCATCTTGAGCAGAGATAGCGTAGGTAGTATTGTTGTCTGGTGTGGTTACAGTTCCTCCAAGACTAATTGCAGTTCCGTTAATAGTAATACTACTGTTTGATAACGAAGCGTTTGGAATATTTGTAATCGTATTTAAAGAACCAGAAATTATACAAGTTTCAAAAGTTTTATTGGTAAGTGTTTGGTTCTGTGTTAGATAAACATCGCCAGGACTATCCCAGAAAACTGTCGTACCATTACTGGTTAAATATTTACCTGCACCAGTGTCTGCACTAACAACAATACCGTTGCCAGTAAGATCTAGATTGTCCCCTGATACCAGTTCTTCAATCTTCTTTGATACAGAGTTAACAATTAACGGAAAACGATCAGCCATTTATTCCCAGTGGATACTAGTGCTCTTGTTTATTTATGCTCTAAGTTACAATGATGCTATTAGACATACCACTATGAAGTTGACAAATATAATAGTAAGTTCCTGGTGTTACTCCATTTGTATCCCATGTTAGGTTAGATGACTGCTGACCATTGTTTGTAATGGTTCCTGTTGTAACTCCATTAGTTATTCCTGTGGTCTGTGTAGTTTTAATCCAAAATGGATGACTTCCAGAAATATTAAATGTAAGTATTAAAGTATCACCTTGATTTAGTCTGATTACTGGATCTTGTGCATCAACATGATCAGATCCTCTATCAGAACCATTGAACACATAATGTGATGAACCAATATTGGTAACAGCAAGTGTAAATGTTTTGGGTAGTGCTGCTGGAGCTGGTCTATTGAATGTAGAAACTCTAGGATATTTTAGAGCACTTTTATCATTAAATCTATCGCCAACCTGTTTAGATATCATTCCAGTCACTCCCTCTCTGGGATTCTTTGCAATCAAATATAGATCAGGACTGCCTTTTTTACAAGAATTATCAGCAAATGTTCCTGCGTTACTAGGTGCTGGTACTACAGCTATATTTCCATACATACTACTATGATTACTACACTGATAAACATAGTCACCCACTGTATTTGGTGTCCAAGACACTGTGTTATTACCTGTAGAACCTTGACCTGATGCTGCTGGAGTGCTTACATCTGTACCGCCAGGTGAATTTCTAATACGGAATGGATGAGAACCACTAACACCTGATAAGTTAAAATTAATTGTATCACCAACATACACAACTACTCCTGCATTGTTGCCACTAACAGCACCGTTTCTATCAGTTCCACTAAGTGTATAATATGAAAAACTTGGAGAAGTTGTTGTGATATTGAATGTTGCTGCAGGAGTTCCGCTACCGCTACCAGCATCCCAACTCATGTCATTGTAAATACCAGTGCTATTCAAATATCCTTTGGCATCAAATTGATTAAACCTTTCCTTACCAGTAGCTAAACATGCTAATACACCTGCTACTTGTGGTGATGCCATACTAGTTCCTTGGATAGGATAGTAATAGTTTGGTGCTCCACCATACTTACCATCAGCAAGTCCAGCACTATTGTATGCAGAAATAATATTATTACCAGGTGCAAATATATCAATCAGAGGTCCGAAGTTAGAGAAAGTAGATCTTCTAAAATCATGTCTATTGCCTAGAGATCCAACACATATATTATTGAGTGAATTACCTGGCGATGCTCCTCTATTATAAAAATATGTTCCAGCTGTAAGAGTTACTGTATTGGAGTAATCAGGATCTCCATCTGGTACACAATGGTAATTATTATTACCAGCTGCTGCGACAACAACTACACCCTCTTCAATAGCATCCTCTACGTCAGCATTGATTGCTGCATAGTCAGAATTTATTTTCATTTTATTAGAAGCAAAACCAAAGTCAGTTTCTAGTCCTGCCAATGTCCAACCAGATGGATTGGGATTGCTACTATTATAAGTTGTTCCTCTATAATTTACTGAGACAAAATCTGAAATATCAAAACTTGCTTTCTCTAATATATCAGCAAAATTATAACGATAACTCCAACTATGATTTGTAATAGTTGGGTTCTTAATACCAGTATCAGGATTGATTGCCTTGTTTCTATGGAAAGCTCTTAAGTAATCAAAAATTAATAGAGCTGGTACAGGTGTTCCTGTGTTTGAAGTATTACTAAGGACTTGCATACTATAAATGTTTGCTTCTCTTGCCCATCCATAGTGTTGTCCTGCTACTGTTCCAGCAACGTGTGTACCATGACTCTCTGTATTATTAGCATTATCAAAATAGTTTGAATATGATCCTGAAGGTATTGTTTGACCATCATCATCAATACTACTTACGATACTGTTTAGTTCACTATACCAATCATACTGATTAAATCTTGTCTGTCCTGTGGTAGGACTGAACCATTCCTGACAATCGTACGATACTGGATCATCACAGATAACTACATCAACATGCTTACCATCATTAAAAACATCTATAGAATCAATTGCTT